TGGTCAAATTGTCGATGTTCTATTTGGCAATAACAAATTCCCGCTAACGGTCAATCCTTCTGTGTTACCTGATGGCATTGCAGAGTCAGTACATATCAATATAGATCCTAACGCAGCCGCTGCAGGGGATGCATTAAGTGCTGTTACTAAAAAAGAACCTGCTAAACCTTATCTGTTAGGCCCTGATACTGAGTTAAAACCCGGCGATACAATGGCTGACCTTAAGGAGCGTTTAGGCCCTCTGCAAGGCAAGCTAGAGGCTGTAGGAGACATGGTAGTAGAGGGAGAGGGAACTACATCTACAACTGTTACCTTCCACCCTGCCATGATTGCCTCTAAAAAGATGGAAAAGAAGATACATGATCAGTTAAATGAATCAGGTGCTTCTGTGCATTTACGCTCTATGGCATTTGAGATGGCTTTACTTGGTACAGGCGTAATGAAAGGCCCTTTTGCTGTAGATAAAGAATACCCAAATTGGGATGTGGAAGGTAATTATGACCCTCTAGTTAAAACTGTTCCAGAGTGTAGTCATGTTAGTGCATGGGATTTTTACCCAGACCCAGAAGCAAGCTCTATGGAAGACGCAGAGTATGTTGTAGAGCGTCACAAGATGTCACGTACACAACTACGCAGCTTAAAAGGGCGTCCTTACTTTATGTCGGATGCTATTGAGAAGGTGGTTAGCCTTGGCCCAGACTATATTCAAAAGTCTTGGGAGCAGAGCATGGAAGACGATGACACCACTCCTACGTCAGAGCGTTGGGAAGTTCTAGAGTTTTGGGGCTTTGTTGATGCTGAGATACTTGAAGAGAATGGTGTTGATATACCATCTGAGTTTAAAGATCTAGAAGAGCTAAACTGTAATATCTGGATCTGTAACGGAGAAGTTTTACGATGTGTATTAAACCCGTTCAAGCCTGCAACTATTCCGTACTACGCAACGCCCTATGAACATAATCCTTACTCCTTTTTTGGTGTAGGTATTGCAGAGAACATGGATGACACTCAGACCCTCATGAATGGCTTCATGCGTTTAGCGATAGACAACTCTGCGTTGAGCGGAAACCTACTTATAGAAGTGGATGAAACCAACTTAGTACCGGGCCAAGACCTGAGTGTATACCCCGGCAAAGTGTTTAGGCGTCAGGGGGGTGCAATGGGGCAAGCCATCTTCGGCACCAAGTTCCCTAATGTAGCACAAGAAAACATGCAACTATTTGATAAAGCAAGGGTTTTAGCTGATGAAAGTACTGGTTTCCCTTCTTTTGCACACGGTCAAACTGGTGTATCGGGTGTGGGCAGAACGGCATCTGGTATTAGTATGCTCATGTCTGCTGCTAATGGTTCTGTCAGAACTGTTGTAAAGAATGTTGATGACTATTTGTTACGTCCACTAGGCAAAGCATTTTTCAGCTTTAACATGCAATTTGACTTTGACCCAGAGATTCGCGGTGATCTAGAGGTACGGGCATCTGGCACAGAAAGCTTGATGGCTAACGAAGTACGGTCACAGCGTTTGATGCAGTTCTTACAGGTAGCACAAAACCCTGTACTTGCTCCCTTTGCTAAAATGGATTATATTATTCGTGAGATTGCAAAGAGTATGGATCTTGACCCTGACAGGGTTACAAACTCTATGCAGGATGCAGCAATACAAGCTGAGATCTTAAAGGCCTTCCAAGCGCCTCCACAGCCCCCTGCAGGGCCAGAAGGAGTTCCAGCACCAGAGGGTCAGGCTCCACAAGGTCAAGGCCCACAGCCAGTAGCTGATACGTCTGGCGGGGGTGGTTCTCAGATGGGTGTAGGCACTGCGCCAGCACCAGCAGAACAAGGGTTTAGTGGTAATGTCGCTTAAGAAGTGGGTTAATGATAAAGCTGCTATGGATGATTTCATCAAACATTTGGATGATCTTATCTATATACAACATAACATTATAGAACAGGCAGATAGCAGTGTTGATCTACATAGGGCACAGGGTGCCATTCACACACTAAAACGACTTAAGCTACTCAGGGAGACAGTCAATGGCTGATATGAAAGAAAACCAAACACAAATGGCCTTTGCGCTGGGCGGCTCTGTAGAAGAAGTAGATCCAGTCTCAGGCAATGAAGTACCTACAGGATCACTACCAGAAGAGGTACGTGATGATATATCTGCTCAGTTAAGTGAGGGTGAGTATGTTGTACCTGCTGATGTTGTACGCTACTATGGTGTTAAGTTTTTTGAAGACTTACGTAGTCAGGCTAAGATGGGCTTTAATGAAATGGAAGCCAATGGTCGTATTGGCGGGGAGCCAGTAGCACCACAAGGCATGGAAATGGGTGCAGATGAGCTACCTTTTGATGTATCTGAATTGCAGTTTGAAGATGATGGACAGCCTATGCAGATGAACGAAGGCGGTTTTGCTACACAGGATGCGCTACAACAAGAGTTCCCTGATGCGTTTATAGGAGAGACAGGTAATCAAAGTGAGTTTCGTACTTACACAAATGAAGCTGGACAAACCATAAGCATACGCTTTGTAAATGGAAAGCCTGTAACGGCTATACCACCGGGATATACCTCTGTTCAGTCTGCCGCTGCAGCAGTAGCACCTACTCCAGAAAGACGCGGTGGTGATGGTTCTAGTGATAGACCTACCACACCTGCAGCAGAGGCTATTGACTGGAAAACTGCAGATGACGATGTTTTCACAAAAACTATTAGTCAGATGGGCACAGGAAAACTTGCAATGGGCCTAGCAGGTGCTGTAAACCCTGTACTAGGACTGCTTGGGGGTGCGGCTATGAGGCATCAAACATCTCAGATGCAAAGTGCCTTAAACGAAAAGATCGAAGCTTTAGATCCTAAATCAGAAACATTCCAAGCTGATAAAGATAAGTATCAGGGGATGCTGGATGACATTGATAATAATCGAAAGAAGAGTACAGGAAAAGCTATCTTTGGTGGTAAAGAAAGTATTCTAGATGGTCTAAAAGATAGAGATGGAGATGGTGTAAACTTTGGTGATACTTGGCTTGGGGATCTGCTAGGGTTTGATGAAGACGGTGCAGGTGTTCAGGGGGATGGCTTAAGTGACTCACTTGGTGGCTCACGTAGAACGGATGATGGCCCAAGTGCTGCGGAAATAGCTGCTGCTAGAGATAAAGGTGATAAAATTGATAAAGAACAAAGAGAAAGTATTGTAAGCTCTGGTAACACTTACTCATCTGACCCTAAAGAAGCAATTAAAGAAATGAAAGAGGAAGGTACATTTAACGTAGGCGGCAGAGCTACAGGAGGTTTAGTATCTAGACCTAAAAAGAAGAAGAAAAAATAAGGATACCCGGCAATAATGCTGGCCCCAACATAAAAAAGGAACTATAACTATGTCAATGGCAGAACAAACTATTATTAAAGCAGACAGCTATGCACACGAGCGTAACAAAGAGTTGCTTGAAAAAGAAGAACGTGAACTAGAAGCTCTTATTAAAGGTGAACAGGTAGATGAGGAACAGGAGGAACCCGATAGCGAAAGCGTTGAGGACACCTCAGTTCAAGTTGAGGGTGATACCCAACAAAAAGCATCCAAAGAGGAAGCAGAAGCACCCAAAGAAGAGTTGAGTGCAGAAGAGCGTACCTTTAAGCAACGCTATGCGGATGTACAACGTCACCTAGCTAAAAAAGAAAAAGACTATAAAGAGCGCCTTGAAACACTGGAGGCACAACTACAGAAGGCAGCAAAGAATGAGCTTGTACTTCCAAAGTCAGATAAAGACATTGAGGCTTGGGCTACAAAGTACCCAGACGTTGCAGGCATTGTAGAAGCTATTGCAGATAAGAAAGCATTAGAGCGTTCATCTGATATTGACAATCGTTTAAAAGAGATTGAGGAGTTGCGTGTATCTGCTAAACGTGAAAAAGCAGAAGCTCAATTAATGTCTATGCACCCTGACTTTATGGAGATACGTGAATCAGATGCGTTTCATGATTGGGCGTCTAAACAGCCAAAAGTAGTACAGGATGCTTTATATGAAAATTCAGAAGATGCTAAATCTGTAGGGGTTGCAATAGATCTGTATAAAGCTCAGAATAATATCACTACTAAAGCACCCTCTAATAAATCTGCTGCTGCATCTGTAAAGAGTAAAGGTAGAACTACTGTAAGTGCTGATGATAGTAATGGTGTATGGAAAGAATCTACGGTTGCTAAAATGAGTGACAAAGAGTTTGAAAAACACCATGAAGAAATTCATGAAGCACAAAAAACAGGTAAGTTTATTTATGATTTGTCAAAATGAGTATTGACAATGTAGGGGGTATGAGTATAACTTATACCTGTCATACACTTTAAATGAGTTTAAGGTGTATTTAACTAAGACTCTAGCCACTACTAGATTACCCAGATAAATTTGACCCTTTTTATATAAGTAGGCATACTATTATAATTAGATACTCAGATAAGTTTGGCCTCTGCTGTGGATATGATGATCTATAACTTTAACGGTCATATCTATAAGGAGATTAATTATGGCTGCATTTGGAAAAGCTAATAGCTATACCAACCTTAACAACGGAGTATTCTCCAGCGTTATCTATTCAAAGCAAGCACAAATTGCGTTCCGCAAGAGTGCTACAACTCAAGCAATCACAAACTCTGAATATTTTGGGGAGATTGCAAACCAAGGTGATACTGTTCGCATTCTTAAAGAGCCTGATATCACAGTGAACGCATTGTTGCGTGGTACGACAGTTTCAGCGCAGGATCTGGTTGATACAGATTTCTCTCTGACTATTGACAAAGCCAACTACTTTGCCTTCAAGCTCGACGATATCGAAGAGCAGCAAGCCCACCATGACTTCATGCGTTTGTCATCTGATCGTGCAGCCTATAAAATGGCTGACTCAATGGATGCTGATGTATTGTCGTATATGTCTGGCTACACTACTGCTGGTGCGGTAATTAGTGCTGTAAGCGGCACTGCTTCACACCAAACAGCGGGCGACTTGACAGGTGAACTTCTGACTGCTAACAAGTTGGATATGTCAGACTTCGGTAACATCACTACTTCTGCTTCTGCAGGTACAACTGGTGACGCAATTCCGTTGGCTCCTCGCTTTAGCGGTGCAACTGGAGCATCAGCAACCACAGCAACACCTTTGCAAGTCGTAGCTCGTATGAGCCGTGTACTTGATCAGGCTAATGTTGATACTCGCGGGAGATGGCTCTGTGTTGACCCGGTATTCATGGAGCTGTTAAAAGACGAAGATTCTCGCGTTTTAAACGCTGACTTCGGTGGTGCAGGACTGCAAAACGGTCTGGTACTTAACAACTTGCATGGCTTCCGTATCTACCAGTCAAACAACCTTCCTGCAAAGGGTACTGGTGCTGGTACTACAGGCACAACTGCACAGGACGATAACTATGGCGTTATTGTAGCTGGACATGATTCTGCTGTTGCAACTGCACAGCAACTCAACAAAGTTGAGACTTATCGTGACCCAGATTCATTCGCTGATATTGTTCGCGGTATGCACCTTTACGGGCGTAAAATTCTACGTCCAGAGGCCTTGGTTACTGCAGTATACAACGCTGCTTAATAAACCTATAAACTCAGGGGCTGGCTACGTGCTGGCCCCTTTGTGCTTAATTTAGAGGACATACGCAAATGGCAATTACGACAGCAATGTGTAACTCGTTCAAGCAAGAGCTATTGGGCGGTGTTCACGACTTAGATACAGACACTTTAAAGGTGGCTTTAATTAAGCAAAGCCCAACAGGTAATTATGGTGCCGCTACATCTAACTATTCAGATATTACGGATGACACGGATGAGGCTGTAGGAACTAATTACACAGCAACAGGCCAGACTTTAGATAGTGCTACTATCTCTCTTTCAGGATCTACTGCTTTTGTTGACTTTGCAGATGAGGTATTTGTTAATCTTACTATATCTGCTGATGGTTGTGTTATTTATAATGCATCACAGGGCAACAAAACTATAGCAGTGTTCGACTTTGGCACCACAGTAACATCTACTGCTGGTGATTTTACAGTTGTATTTCCTGCTGCAGATGCATCAAACGCAGTTATTCGGATTAGCTAATAAGGCATACTTAAATGGCGTTTATACTAAAAGATCGTGTAAAAGAAAATACTTCAACTACGGGTACATCTTCTATAAGTTTAGGAGGTGCATCTGCTACTTTTGAAACTTTTCAACAGTACCTAACAAATGGAGACACGACTTTTTACGCCATTGTTCATACTACTTCTGGTGTAGATGAATGGGAAGTAGGACTAGGAACTTGGAATACAGGAAATACACTTACACGTACAACTGTATTATCCGGTTCTAACGGTACATCTGCAGTAGACTTTACATCTGGTAATAAAGATGTATTTATGACCTACCCTGCAAGCAATACTGTTGTTGCAGGTGAAGATGCAGCTTTCGCTAATGTTACAGTTACAGGTAATGTAGACGGTAGAGATATAGCTGCAGATGGCTCTAAACTTGATGGTATTGACATAAGTGCAGATGTAACAGATGCTAGTACTGTAGCTGCTGCTGGGGCTTTGATGCGGTCTGGTGGCACTATGACAGGCAACCTTATTCTTAATGTTGATCCCAACGCAGCATTAGGAGCCGCAACAAAACAGTATGTTGATACGATTGCCTCTGCAGGTATTCACTACCATGCCCCAGTACGTACTGAACATCCTAGCAACCTAAATGCTACTTACAACAATGGTTCTTCAGGTGTAGGTGCTACGCTTACTAATGCAGGAACAAATGCGGCGTTAGTTATAGACAGCGTAAGTATGGTACTAAATGATCGTGTTCTTGTTGCTAACCAAACAAACCAAACACAAAACGGTGTATATACGGTAACGACAGTAGGTAATGGCTCCACTGCGTGGGTACTTACACGTTCTACAGATACAAATACTGCAGCACCGTCTGACCCAGATGCTTTTGGTAAGGGTGATGCTTTCTTTATCAAAGAAGGTTCTACTAACGCAGGTCACTTAGATGTTTTAAGCACATCAGGTACAATCGTATTTGGTACTACTAATATTGTATTTTCAGAAGTAGCTGAGACAACTGTATACTCTGGTGGTACAGGTATTACTCTTACGGGTACTACGTTTTCTATTGGGCAGGACGTAGGTACTACAGACAACGTAACATTTAACCAAGTTACAGCAGCCATCATTGGTAACGTAACTGGAAATATCACAGGCAACATAAGTGGTAACGCTGGTACAGCAACTAAACTGGCTACAGCACGTACCGTACAACTCTCTGGTGACGTTACAGGTAGTGCATCTTTTGATGGTACAGCAAATATTAACATCACTGCTGCAGTACAGGACGATTCACACGCACATGTAATTAGCAATGTAGATGGCTTACAGACAGCGCTAGATGCTAAAGTACCTACGTCACGCACTATTACTGCAGGTAATGGTCTTACTGGTGGTGGAAACTTAACTGCTAACAGGACACTTACTGTAGGCGGCGGTAGTGGTATTACTGTTAATGCTAATGATATAGCTATTGATAGCAGCTATACAGGTTTTGATGGGCGCTACTTTACTGAAACTGAAAGCGATGCTCGTTTTGTCAGAAAAGGCGTTGGCTATACTTGGACAGCCACAGGCGCTAACAAGCTGTCTTTTAGATCAGAAAACACAATAGATACGGCCAATGGCAATCAGGCTGCTTTAGAAGTTGTTCAAGATACTGCTGGTGCAGACGCCTTTATGCAATTTCACGTTGTTGGTGATTATGCAAAATACTTTGGATTGCATGGCGGCATAAATGATTTTGTTGTTGGTGGCTGGTCGCATGGCGCTTCATACCAACGAGTATTTCACGATGGCTACCACCCAAATGCTGACACTTTAACAACTGCACGAACCATAAATGGAGTGTCGTTTAACGGCTCTGCTAATATCACTGTAGCTGACAGCACTAAGCTGCCTCTAGCTGGCGGCACCATGACGGGTGATCTGACGATCAACGAAGATGGCGATAGCATTAATCTGCGATCCACAACCAATGCTGCAAAAGTAGGTATTTCATTTAGCTCACATTATCCTACGCCCATCCAGATTGGGCATATAAGATTTCAACACTCGGACACAGGATCTTATGGCTCTGGTGCGCTTTTAGAATTAGGTAGCACAGAGAGTACAACCACTATTCTTGCTGATGGCAAGCTGATGTATGACGAGGGCATTTACTCCAAGCCAGCATCAGGTACAGGGGCGGGTACTAGAAAAGACGCCAATTGGGATACGGCTTATACTACTGCTAACGCTGCTTTACCAAAAGCTGGCGGTACTATGACGGGTGATCTTAATCTTGGTGACAACGATATTCGTGACATTAATAGGTTAAATTTTAATAACCACGAAGGGGATGATCTAACTACTGTTACTGGCGATGTTCTCTTTGACGAAAACTTTTATAATGATACCGAATATGGTTCTGCCACCATCTGGTCAGGGGCCAACGGCGGTGGTCTGGCTGTTTATAATGAAGATGGTTGGGGGCGTATTCTTACTGATCGTAATATGCAATGGCTAACAGCTACATTTGATGGTTTGAAAGTAGGCAGCAATAATGTTTTTCACGATGGCTACCATCCCAATGCAGATGCATGGACTACATCCAGAACCTTATCCCTGACAGGCGATGTAACAGGTTCAGTAAGCTGGGATGGGTCTGGCAATGCTTCACTTTCTACTACGGTTGCAAATGACAGCCACACTCATAGCAACTACCTTACAAGTAATGCCAATGATAACCTTACCGCCGCTATTATTGTACCTAGTGCAAACCGTAATCAGGGTATTTTTGGAACATATGATAGCAATAAAACGCAACATATATGGAGTATGGGAACAACTTACCGCAATGCTGCTAACGGATCTGATTTTGGCAATCTCTATGGCCTAGCCTACTATCATACTAACAACGGTCAGGGTACTATGGCAAGCAGTCATCAGACTGTTCACGTTATAAACGGTTCTCCAAAAGTTGCGTTAGGTAATAATATCTGGACAAGTGGTAGTATCATTGTTGGTGGTACTGTTGATGGCGTAGATATAGCCGCTAGAAATGCTGTTTTAACTACTACGACTAATACTGCAAATGCGGCCTTGCCAAAGGCTGGCGGTACTATGACGGGTGATCTTACTATACCAGCTAAAATTATTCACTCAGGCGACACAGACACTTACTTTGAGTTTCATGGCGCAAATCTAGCTCGTATGGTTCTTGCTGGTGCAGAGGTGCAGGAGTGGGGTGCTAACTACACTCTTTTTAGTGACAGCGATCAAGTAAGACTAGGCAGTGGCTCAGACTTCCGCATGTATTTTGATGGCACACACATGAACTTTCGCAACTATGCTCATGCTGGTGGTAATATTTACTTCCAAGGTGAGGATACTGAAGGCTCTAATCACGCACTTTTATATATGATGAATGATGGTTCAGCGCCGTATTTAAAACTATACCAAAACGGCGGGGAACGCCTACGCACTCTATCTGGCGGGGTGGGTGTAACGGGTCTGACTGTTGGTGACGTTGATGCCAATCCGCATAACGCTTCCGCTCTTTTTATCAGCACGAATGCCACAGACGAAAAGATAGTGCTGTCAGGCTCAAGCAATCCTTACATTCGCTTTCAAGAACTTACTACTGACAAGGCATATATTCGCTGGCAAACTGATGGTTATTTAGCTTTTAATAACCAAGAGAGTGGTAACTTTAGGTTTAGATCACACGCAGTTTCTCAAGCAGTAAACATAAAATTAGAGGCTAGTGACGGTGATGTTTATGGCTCTGTCTACGGTACTCACGCCAATGAGATTGGCTTTTTAGATCAAGACGGTAATTGGGCCTATCGCCATGCAAGAGACAGCCTTCACGAATGGCGCATAGACAATGGCGTTGAAATGTCACTCAGTGCGGCCACGTTGGATATGAAGGGTAATACAATCACTGAGGTTGAGGATATTGGCCTGAGAGATCGTATTTACCATGACGGTGACACAGATACATACATCCAGTTTGGTGCTAATACCGCCGCAGTAGTGGTTGGTGGAAGCACAGAAATACATGTTAATACAACAGGTGTACGTTTAGGCGACACAGGCAACGGCTATTTCCAGCCTGTCTCTGGCCAGTACGGCTCTATTCAAATTGATGGTGGCGCTCATACTGGTTGGGAAGGCTACAGCATTGGTGGTCGTGCTGTGTTTATGCATAACAACGGCACTGCCACAGGTATTTACAACGATGTAGAAAATGAGTGGCTGTTTTACGGCGTTCATAATTCTTACACCAGAATGTACCATAATGGGACGTCCAAAGTGCAAACGTCTGCCAGCGGTTTGACCGTAAATGGTGATTTAAACAGCACCTCAGACATTCGCTATAAAAAGAACATTGAGACTATTGAAGGTGCGGTAGACAAAGTAACTGCTTTGCGCGGTGTTACTTTTGATTGGGATAACGACGCTTTTTCAGAAAGTGAAACTAACAAAAAACCAAACTTTACGGAACGTGCTACGGGCGTAATTGCTCAAGACGTTGAAAAGGTTTTGCCAGAGGCAGTTCGTCAAAATCCAGAAACGGGATTTAAAAACGTAGCTTACGGCAACATGGTCGGCCTGCTGATTGAGGCGATCAAAGAACAGCAAGATCAGATCAATGATTTGAAAGCTGAAATCCAATCCATGAAAATCTAATAGTGAGAGGACGCGAAGATGGCCTATCAGATAAACGGTACAACGGTCTTAAATAACAGTAGGGAATTAACAAATATTACTAATGGTGTTACTGTTGTTAAATCTGGTTTTTCTACTGCTACAACCGCACTTACCTTACAGTATAGTCATGGACAAGGTAGCACTCCAGATTTTGTCTATGCAGAGTTACAAATTACGACTGCCCAACATGGATTTGCGGTAGGCGATTCGATTAAAATTACAAACCTTTTTGAAAGAGATGAAGATGACCGTATGCTAACTTTTTGGGGCAATTCAACAACAATAGGCTACGCTATGAACGCAGGCGTTATGCTAACAGAAATTGCTCATAGAAATACAGGCGCAGACTTACGGCTTACAGGCCAAAAAGTTAGGGTCGTTGGGGTTTGGTTCAGCTAAATGCTAGGTTTTTCTGCTATATCAGAAGTACCTATAGCTCAATCTAGTACTAACTTAAGAGCTTTTGGTTTTCTATATTTAGACCCTTACGCAGGGGTTGCAGGCAACCTTTTATTTGATGCTAAATCTAATATTACAACGTTTTCAGCACTTTCTACTTTTAATGCAGGTACTCTTTCTTTTGATGCAAAAGCATTTAAAACATTAAACAGTTCAATCTCTAATACCAATGTAGAAGCTTTACTTTTCGATGCAAAATCTAATGTAGCTACTTCCTCTGTTACAGCCTTATTTAGTTTAGGTATTGGCTTTTCTGCAGATTCTAATATAGTAATAAGTACTACATCAAGCAACTTTGCTATCTCAGACGTTGACTTTGATGCAAAAGCGAATATAACTACTAATAGTGTGTCTGTTAGTTCTGCCTTTAATAACTTAAACACTATAGCAAAAGCTACTATAACACCTAGTGCAGCTACCTCTGTATTTAATCTAGGCATTGACTTCGGTGCGAAAGCAAATATACTTACAGATAGCAATCAATTAGTTACAACACTAAACACATTTGATAGTGTTTTAGGGCCAGCAAACGCAACACCTACATCTGCTTCTTCAACAGGGTTTGTTGGTTTAGAAACAGCTAGAGGTCTTGCTCATGTTGATTTAACGTCTATACTTAGCGGGTTTGATACAGGTGTATTTGTACCTACGGGTGTTAGGTTTGATTATGAAAGCATTGCAGATTCGTATGAAAGATCTCGTGTATTATACTTAACAGGTTTTAATAGAGATAAAAAAGCCTACATAGCACCAGAAGATAATACAGTATATATTGTGGACTATTTTGAAGACAGAACAGTACATGTAAAACATGAATATCGTACAGTGGTAATTAATAACATACTAAACAATAATGTTGTTTATATAGCAGCGTAAGGATACTAAATGGCGTATAAATGGCCTGATAAAGACCCTGATGAAATATTAGACTATAGCGTAGATTGGTCACGCCTTTTAGGTGATGATACTCTTTCTGCTGCTGTCTGGTTTATTAAAGATTCAACGGGTGCTAAAGTTCAATTGAGTGATGCTCAAGTGGTTGATAATCTGCAGTTTGTCCAAGCCACTATAAGCGGTAAAGTGGCTACAGCTAGGTTTAGTCTAGGTACAGTTAATGTACGTTATGTTGTTGTGTGTCAGATAACTTCGGGTGAGGGTCTACAGTACGAGAGAGACATTCACTTACGTATTCAGGAGAAGTAATAATGGCTTATAACTATTTAGGCTTAACTAATGATGTATGTCGTAGGTTAAATGAAGTAGAGCTTTCTGCTAGTAATTTTACTTCTACAACAGGTTTTTACAGTTTTGCTAAAGACGCGGTAAACAGTGCCATAAGACACATTAACCAAGAAGAGTTTGAATGGCCTTGGAACCATGTAGAAGAGACAGAGGTTTTAACTACAGGGCAAACTAGGTATAGCTTCCCTTACGATGCTAAAACTTTGAATCTAAACACCTTCCGTATAAAAAGAAATAACTCTTTAAACGTAGAAACACGTAGAGTTAAGAACATGGTTTATGAAGAATGGCTTGACAAGTATGTTGATATTGAGTATAACTCTGATTCAAGCATAAGAGGTGTGCCTAGTGTTGTTGCACGTACACCTAGTAGAGAATTTGTTTTATATCCAACACCTGATAAAGATTACGAATTAGTATATGAATATTACAGACTAGCCCATGATTTACAAAATGCTCTAGATGTTCCTAACCTACCAGAGCAGTACAGATATTTAATTATTGATGGTGCTATGCATTACGTTTACCAGTTCAGAAGTGACATGCAAGCAGCACAGTTGGCCTTACAGAGTTTTGATAAGGGCCTAAAAAACTTACGTAGTTTACACGTTAATCGAACAGATTATGTAAGAGATTCGAGAGTACATTTCTAATGGCTACACAATGGCAAACATTTCCTGTTGAGTTTAAGGGTGGGCTTATGTCCAATCTTAGTCCTTTGCAGCATGGTACTAATGCCATTGGTTCTGCTACTATATTGCAAAACTTTGAGGCCAATAAAGAGGGTGGTTACTCAAAGATAAGAGGCTTTGAAAAGTATAGTACCACAGAAGTACCCGGTTCTGGGTCTATCCTGTCAGTTAAAGTTATAAGTTCAGGTAGAATTGTTGTAGCTCGAAAAAATGCCAATAACTTTACGCAATACTATTATGGTACGGGTACTAATTGGAATAGCATGGCTACCAGTGCTGCTACTAATGGTGGTAAGGCCAGACACGTATTATATAATTTAGAGGGTACAGACAAAGTAGTTTTTGTTGATGGTACTAACTTTCCTGCTATATACAATACATCTGGAAACACCCTTACCTTTATGACATCTTCAAATAGTACTGATGTTTTAGGGGCAGAGCATGTTGCTATATTTAAAAATCATGCCTTTTATGCTAAAGGTAATACCGTATTCTTCACATCACCTTTCACTGTAGATGATTTTGATACGGGGTTGGGTGCAGGATCTATTAATGTTGCTAGTAATATAACAGGTTTAGCAGTATTTAGAGATCAGTTAATTATTTTTACAGAAGATTCAATAAAAAGACTTACAGGTAGTAGTATTGCTGATTGGAACCTATCGCCTATTACAGATCGTATCGGTTGTATCAACGGAGATACTATTCAGGAAGTTGGGGGTGATATTATGTATCTTGCTCCTGATGGCATTCGCCTACTAAGTGCGACAGATCGTATTGGTGACTTTGGATTAGACATTGCTTCTGATGTAATAGCTAAAGACGCTACAACTTTTTTATCTCAGACATCTACCTTTTGCTCTGTAGTTCTAAAAGAGAAAGCTCAATATAGAATATTTGCTTATGTAACCTCTGAACAGGAAGAGGCTGCTAAAGGTTTAATTGCCACTAAATTTACCTCTCAAGGTGCAGAGGGTATGGCTTGGTCTACTACTAAAGGCATTAAAGCTTTTGTTGCAGATAGTAGATACAACACTACACAAGAGACTTTAGCTTTTGCAAATGAAGATGGTTACATTTATGTGATGGAGTCAGGGGCATCTTTTAATGGGTTGCCTATAGAAGCGATCTATGAATCTCCCTACATGCCGATAACAGATCCTCAAGTTAGAAAGACCTTTTATAAAGTGACGCTTTATGCAGAACCTACAGGTAATATGGATCTGGCACTAAACCTTAAGTACGATTTTTCTACAGGCAGTAGTAATCAAGTATTGCAACCTGCAACACAATCTGTAGCCAGTACTGGCTCCTCTGTTTTTATCTTTGGTGCATCTAACTCTAAGTTTGCATCGTCTAACAGAATTGCTGATAACTCTCTTTTAACATCACCCAACGGCCCTTGGTTATCTTATCCAGATCAAGCAGGCCCGTTCTATAACGAAGATAATGAGCTTTTCACACCTTCTACTTTTGGTGGGGAGCTTGATAAAGTTTATCCTACTAATGTGGTTGGCTCTGGTAAGACTGTAGCACTTAGATTTGAAGACTTTTCTACTAACCCAACTTTTACACTCGACACGGCTTTATTTGAATATAGCCAAGAAGATAGACAGTAAGGAAACGAAATGGCAGGTTACACAAGACAGGATACTGCAAACAACATTGCCAATGGTAACGTTATTGATGCAGATGACTTTGATGCAGAATACAATGCAGTAGAGAATGCTTTTAATGCCTCTGCAGGGCACAAGCATGATGGTTCTGCAGGTGAAGGTGCACCTATTGAAAAGGTTGGTCCTAGTCAGGAACTAGTTGTATCCTCTACTAATGTTAACCCTAAGACTAGCAACACCTTAGACTTAGGCACTAACTTACTGCAGTATAAAGATGGTTACTTTGATGGTACTGTTTATCAGGATTCAGCTATTGTAGGTGTTAATGCTTACATGACACTCTCTGATAACGAGATTGATGTATCTACTGGTGGTCTTACTTTAGATGCAGCAGGTGATATTACACTTGATGCTGACGGTGGTGATATCTTGCTGAAAGATGCAGGTACTACTTTTGGTACTTTTACTAATGACGGTAACAACCTTGTTGTAAAGTCTGGTTCTACTACAGCTATCACACTAAGTGGTGCAGACGCTACACTAGCTGGTACTCTAGCTGTAACAGGTGCTACTACTCTTAATGGCGTTGTTACTGTCTCTGGTTCAAACAATGTCACTGTAAACTCTGGTGATGTGACTTTATCTAGTGGTGATCTTATCGTAGGGGGTACTATTACTTCTACAGGCGCTATTGTAGCTAATGGTGGTGTTACTGGAACTGTGTCAAGCATAAGTAATCACGACACAGGAGACCTTTCTGAAGGATCTAGCCTATATT